CCGAGCGCCTGGATACAGACATTGTTCCGGGTGACCAGCTTCGTCTGGGTCCAGATCTCGCCCTGCTGCTCGCCATAGAGTTCGACCAGATCGTCATTGCGCTCGAGCTCGCGCTTGACCGCAGCAATGCGCTCAGCCGCCCGACCCTCGCTTGCGCCGACGAAAACACAATTGCGGAATGCCAACTCGGCGGCGCCGAGTGTGACGAATTCCTCAGCAATCGTCGATTTCGCACTGCCGCGGAAGGCGAAGGTGCCCAGCCGGCGCTGCTCCGACCAGAACAGCTCCACCATCTCCCGGTGGAATAGCGCCGGATCGTGTGAATGCCGGTGCGCAAACAGCACCTGGTGCTGCTCCCAGCGGTGCTCCTGGAACCAGGCGATCAGCTCCTCGCGGGTTCGCACCGGAAACGCTTGCTCAACCGACAGCGTCATTGAAAACCCTCCGGCGGGCTGACCACGCCGCAACGAGTTGTTGGGCGGTGCTCGCGCTGCAACAGGTGCCCGGTAATGCGGTCGCCGGTGTGGCTGTGCCCCAAGATCAGCGGCGTCAGAGCATCACGGAGTTCGTCGGCGATCGACTCGTTCGGCATCGTCCGCTCACCCCGAGCGCCAGCGCGTCGATGCGCCGGCTACACCCGCCGCTTCTTCCACATTCGTTTTGCGTAGTAAAGCCCGCCAGCGCGTCGGCGAGGATAGCTGCCGACGCCGGGGCCTTTGGGGTCCGCGCCATCACATCGGCGCCCATCCGATTCCCGCTGCACTCGCGTCAGCTGCGCAACAGAGGCGGCGCGGGATTATCAAACGACAAGAGCTAATGGGGGTGTCGTCGTCGACGACGACACCGAAAATCCCTTATGATCTTGAGCGCCGGTTCGGTTCGAGCGGTCATTTTCGGTTGGCAGAACGAGTGTAACCCTTTGATCGGAAATAGCCGCTTTTGCGCCCTGTTGGGGGGAAATCGCAGCAAAATCAAAGCGGCAGACTGGACTCTGACTCCGCCAGTGTTGGTTCGAATCCAGCTCCCCCAGCCAATTGAAATCGTTAGTATTTATGCTTCAAAGGCCGCCGGAAGGTGGCCTTCGTTGCATAAATCCGCAGTAAGGCATTTCAAGGCATTGCGGGGCGCTCCGAGGCGCTCCGAGCCGCTCCTTGCAACTTTTCTGCAACTTGGCTAGGGTCGCTCGGCGCGGCTAGCCCGACGGGGTGATGGCCGGAACCGTGCGCCGGCCTGTCTGCGCACGAGCACCTGCACGTGAGGTGCCTTTCATGGGTGGTTCGTCGCTTCCAGCCTTTCCGGCCGATCGCGTGTGGGGCGTGGAGGCGGTCCGGTATATCATGCGGATCACCGGGCACCATCGCGAAGCCGCAGAAGCGAGTTTACGGGTCGAGGTAGACTGCGGCCGGGTGCGCCTCTATTCACGCATGACCGGACCTCCTGAACCGCTACGGCGAAAACATGGAGCTAATCGACGAGGCCGTGCGCCGGCCCGGTTTGAGCACTACTTTGTAGATCGCGCCGACCTCGAGAAACGCTGGCCCGACGATCGCCCCCTCATTGCGGAGGTACCGAGTGATTCGGCATCTCCGCCCCACGCATCCACCAACGCGGACAACTCTATCAACGAGTTGGGCACTTCTCAGCCGACCAGCGATTCATCGCCCCCGCACGTGGCAACCGAAGCGGTCGAGATCGATGATGAGATTGCTCGGCGTGCGCGAGGGATCCTCGATGTAGTCGGCCGCCTCGGAGATCCGCCTCGCCCGAATTTACGTTGGAAGACCTTCGGGGTAGAGGTCATACGGGCCTGTGGACACGATCCCCACAATCCTCCACGAGGCTATGACCTAAGGACGATCCAAAACCAAACAAGGAAAATCCTTAAAGAGCGGAAACGTTAGCCGTAGGAAATTCAGGAAGACATTAGGGAAAATTGGGTAATTCCTAAGTAATTCCTAGGTAATTCATAATTTCCCTAATTGCAGAACCATTTTTGATCGCCTTCTATTTGGTGAGCGCACATCAGCGCGCGTGGCACCAAACTGGAGGCAAGAATTGCTGCCCGTCAAAGCTGACAAACCCTGGGATGATGGCAAAGTCTCCCGCTACCGGGAGGAGCTCGGCCTAACAAAACACGGCGCGCTGATCGGCGGATCGAAGGCCGTGATGATCGCGAAGCTCACCGGGACCGAGCCGGTCGGCGTCGGAGGGCCGGGTGACGGCATCCGTAGCCTGCGCCACGCGCGTCATGTCGTTAACGAGTTTCTCGGATTTTCAAGCGATGCGCGAAGCAACTGCGTCGACGGTGACGAGGGGATACAACCTGTAGTAGTTGTGCAACAAGCCCTCCATTCTGAAAGACGCGAGCACCGGCGGACTAGGCAGCGCCTTGTAAAGGCCGAGACCGGCGTCCGCGAGCTCGAAGGGCAGATTGTCCCCGGTTCCGAGTGATGACGACCGCGGCGCGATCCCTCGACGAGATTGCTGATCGGATACTCAGCGCTTCTTGAAAATGCAAACGACGCCCAGATGAAGCGGCGTTTACGCCTGCGACTGCACCGCGGGTAGTCCAAAATGGAAACCTAAAATGAAGTACGCTCATCCCCAGCCGAATTCAAGTATTAGCACGGCGCAGGATCTGAGTGATCTGGCAAACCGGATCAACGTCTGCTTCCAGAAGAGCGAGAGCTACCGCGTGACCGCCGGCAAATATCTGCTCGAAGCGCAACGGCGCGTTCGGGCAGGCGAGGCTGGCACGATCACGTGGGAGCGGTGGCTCAACATGAACATCAAGCGGTGCCACCGGGATTGTCGCAAATGTATGGCGCTCGCCAGCAGCGGCAATCCCGAGGCCGCCGTCGCGTTTGAGCGTCTGATGGCGCGCGCGCGAATGCAGAAGCGGCGGGCGAACGTTCGCCCCCTCGTCGCCGAGCTCGAAGACGCCATTGCCGACCGCGACCGCAAGATCGCCGAGCTGCAGAGCCTGATCGCCGACAAGGACAGGGAGATTGAGCGGCTCCGTGCACAGAAGAGGGCCAACGAGTTTCGGACTGCTTTCGGCAACCGGATCTTAGGTTCCGTGCTCCCAACTGCCGCCCTGCTCGCAGGCGAAGATTTAAAGCGCACCGACCGGGTGGAAGAGAGCATAGACAGGACGCGGCTCTTTAATTTGGACATTGGCCGGACCGCTGTTGTCCCGAGCGCGTTCTTCGACGGACCAATAACCCAGTCAGTGCTCGCGCAATTGCGCCGCGCCGCGAGAGGCCGGTCACAATGACGATCGAACTCGTCACCGCCGCCCAGCGCCTCGCCGAGACCAAACGAAAGATCTCGATGGTCGTTGCCGGTCGCGCCAAGGTCGGCAAAACATCGCTATTGCTGACGTTGCCCGAGGCCGAAACGCTCGCCCTCGACTTCGAGGCTGGGCTCGCTGCCGTTGAAGGTCGCTGGCGCGGTGACACCATTCCGCTGCGCTCGTGGATCGACACGGCCAATGTCGCGTGCCTGCTCGGCGGCCCGGACCCCTCGAAGGCGCCGGACGAGACATTTTCCCAAGCGCATTACGACCACGTTGTAGGCATCGCAAGCGGTATCGATGCGGCCCGATACAAGACCATTTTCGTCGACAGCATCACCGACCTGACCCGGGTCGCGATGGGCTGGGCGAAAACCCAGCCTGACGCCTTCAGCCTACGCACCGGCCGGCCCGACCCGCGCGGTGCCTACGGTCTTCTTGGTCGCGAGGTCATCGGACTGCTGAAGCACGTCCAGCACGCGCCCAGCAAGAACGTCATCTTCGTCGGCGGGCTCGACCACCACATTGACGAATTCGGCCGCGAGGTCTTCGAGCTACAGACCGAGGGCGCCAAGACCGGTGCCGAGCTCCCGTACATCGTCGACCAAATTATCACAATGTCTGACTTCGACTTCGACGCCGCCACTAATACCTGGGCCCACAATCTCGGCAAGGGCGCGCATCGCGCGCTCTGTTGCCGATCTCCAAACCCGTGGGGTCTCCCTGCGGGCGATCGCAGCGGCCAGCTCGACCTGATCGAGGCGCCGCATCTCGGAAGACTCATTGAAAAGATCAATCGGTCGCGTGCTGCGGCCGAGCCCCTGCAGCAAACGAAAGGAAATTGACATGCTGCTCGACCTCAATGACGCACAGGAGCAGAGGCCGGAAGGCCTCATTCCGGATGGCGTGTTCGCGCCAGTGCGTGCATCAATCCGCCCCGGCGACCAAACGCTGCCAAGCATGGACGCGGTCGACGCCGGTCTCTTCAAGGCGTCGAAATCCAGCGACGCGGTGATGCTGGAATTTGAATTCACAGTGCTCTCCGGACCGCATACCAAGCGCAAATTCTGGCAATCGATGACCGTTTCCGGCGGCCAGCTCGATGAAAGAGGCACCTCGAAAGCGTGGAACATCACGAGGTCGAGCTTGCGAGCAATGGCCGAGAGCGCATTCGGGGTCAGCCCGAAGGACATGAGCGCGGAGGCGCAGGCCAAGCGCCGACTGCCGAACTTCAGAAGCTTCGACGGCCTCGAATTCATCGCGAAGATCGGCATCGAGCGCGGCGGTCAGGCACCGAATGGCGGGCACTACGCCGACAAAAACAAGCTCGCCCACGTCGTCACTCCGGACGAGCCCGAATGGGCGACAATCCGGCAGGGCGGCGAAGTCGCGCCGCGCCCCGCCACCACTGAGATTGCGCCACGCGGCAACGTAGGCGCGCTGCAGGGCAAACTGCAGCAGCTGCAGCCTAAGCCGGCCTGGCAGCAGGAGCCGCAGCAACAGCCGTCAACGGCGACGCCGACGAAGGGTCCCAACTGGCTGAACGACGACTGATGCGCCGCGCCCCAACAAACGCGATACGCGCGATGACCGGGCGTGGTTTCACAACCGCCCCGGTGTCGATTTCCGCGTCCGTTGGGGCGCTGAAAGCCTTCTTTGGGCAATCCGTCGCCGACGTGCTGAACGGCGCGGCATCACCGACGTGCTCTTGCGAACGGTATTGGACTGCCCGCCTGAGACTGGAACCAAGGACGTGATCGAAGCCGCATGGTGGGGCGCGACCTTTCCATACCTCACCCCTGAAGACCGCAAGATGATTGCCCAAGAGGCCCAAAAGCGAGTCAAGACTGCAGCCAAGCGCAGCAGGGCCGCGCCGCCCAAAGGAGTGATCGACATGAAAACTGAAATGGAGCGCAAGGCGATCAGAGCGGCGCGCCGCGCGCTGTACGACGGCCTCATCGGGCTCGGCATTGAGGGCGCCTTCGACGCCTGCACCGCGGCGCAGATCGACGGCCTCATCGAGGCGATTTGGGATGCGCTGCGCGCGTCGATGCAACAGCAAAGCGCCGCGGGTGAAATCCCGATATGACCGTCGACCTCAACCACAAATCTGATTTCGTCCCGGGCCGCATCGGCACGAGGGCACCGCGCATCGCTGATCAGATCAACGCGGCGATCGACGCGGCGCTGATCGAGACCCGCGCAGCGGAAGAGCGCCGCAACTATCTCGGTGCCTCGATCGTCGGCGACCCATGCGTGCGGCGTGTCGCGCTGCGCTATCTCGACGGCAGCATCCCCGACGACACCCGCGTCCTGCGGATTTTCGAGACCGGCCACGCCCTGGAAACTCTCCTGGCCGACTGGATGCGCCGCGCCGGCTTTGCGCTGCTCACCGAGGATCCACGGACTGGGAAACAGTTCGAGTTTGTCGACGGGCCGGTGGCTGGCCACAGCGACGGGATCATCGTCACCGGTCCAGCGATTGCCGGGCTGCGTTATCCGGTTGTCTGGGAGGCTAAGGGCCTCAACGACAAATCGTGGAATGAGTTAGCAAAGGTCGGCGTGCGTGCCACACGACCGCTCTACTACGGTCAAGTGCAACTGTACCTCGCGCACTTTCGCATTGAGATTTGCCTCTTCACAGCGCTCAATAAGAACGACCAATCACTCCACCACGAAATCGTTCCGTTCGACCTTGCCGAAGCGCAGCGGCTAACCGATCGCGCCGTCGAGATCTGGCGCGCGATCGAGGCCGGGCAGCTGCCGCCGCCAAGGTTCGATGAGCGCCTCTGCCAGCACTGCCAATACAGGGAGGCATGTTATGGCTGATATCACTCTGACCGATGTTCAGGCGGCGGCGCTGCGGGACGCCAAGAGCTGGTTTGAGACTGGCACCGAGCAGCAACAGGTATTTTCGATTGCCGGCTATGCCGGAACGGGCAAGTCGACGATCGTCAAATATCTCGTCGATGACCTCGGGCTCGACGACGGCGAGGTGCTCTACGGCACGTTCACCGGCAAAGCAGCCTACGTATTGCGCAAGAAGGGCACGCCATGCCGCACGATCCACAGTCACATCTATAAAGGCCACGAGGCCAGTGAACAGGAGATCGCCGCCACGCGCGGAAAGCTGGAAGCGTTAGAAAAAGAAGCAACCGAACTCGTTGGCGTCGAGCGCGCATTGGCCGATGCGCAGATCCAATCACTGCGAGCGGAGATCAAAGAGATGCGGCAACCGCGCTTCGGCCTCAACGAGGAAAGCGAAGTGCGCGACGCCAATCTGGTCGTGCTCGACGAGGTCTCGATGGTCGGCCCCGAGATGGAGGCCGACCTCCTGTCGTTGGGCAAGCCGGTCCTCGTGCTCGGCGACCCCGGCCAATTGCCACCGATTAAGGGTGCGGGCGCGTTCGCCCGGCGCACCCCCGACGTGATGCTCACCGAAATTCACCGACAGGCGGCCGAAAGCGCGGTCATCCGGCTGGCGACAATGGCACGCCAAGGCGAGACGATCGCGTACGGACAGCACCACGACGAGCTCGTGTGGAAAATGTCGTCGCGCGATGTCACGGCGGCGCGGCGGGCAAGTGATCTGCGGCAAGAACGCGACCCGCTTTTCGTTAAATAACGCCATGCGGCGCGCCGCCGGCTTTAATGGGAGCGCGTTGCCGACTGGGCCCGGCGAGAAGGTCATCTGCTTGAAGAACGACAACGCGCTTGGTTTGCTCAATGGGATGTTCGTTAGGCTCGACGACATCGAGCAAGTTGACGATGAGCATTTCCGCGCCGTCGTCACGAGCGAAGAAGGCGAGCTGATCGGCGGCAAAAACGCTAAGGGCAAGGCCAATAAGCTACCAATGTACGCGGGCCACTTCCTCGATCACGAGACGCTCGACCTCGAGCGCGACGAGCGCGACTGGCGGATCAAGAAACGCCTCGTCGAGGCGACATTCGGCTGGGCGATCACGTGCCACAAGGCGCAGGGCTCTCAATGGGAGAACGTCATCGTCATAGATGATGGATGGGGTCACAGCCGGGAGCAACGCGCCCAATGGCTGTATACCGCAATCACACGGCGCAAGTGAACATGACCATCCCGCAGGAAGAGCGGTTGGCGATTGCACAAGAGTTATTCGATCGGGCGTTTAGTTTGATGGGTAAGTCGCGACCGCATCCTCAGGTCATCGAGGTGGAGGCGGTACAGGCATCAAAGTGAACGACCGAGAATTGGCAATAGCCGCGTATCATGAAGCGATCATGCGAGCGGCCGAGTATGGCGACCCAGAGATAGACCGTCTACTCAAGCGGCGGCTGGCGCAGTCAGATTTGTTCTTTCTCCTCGTTTATGTACTCGGGCGAGCTGATCTCAACCGCGATTGGTATTTCGCGCGGTGCCGCGAGGTGGAGGCGGCTCCGAATGGCTATCTTGATCTTTGGGGCCGTGAGCATGGAAAGAGTTCGCTGATCACCTTCGGCCTCACTATTCAAGACATATTGAACGACCCGGAGATCACTGTCGGGATCTTTTCGTACTCGCGCCCTATTGCGAAGGCATTTCTTCGCCAGATCAAGGTGGAATTCGAGACCAACGAGATGCTGCGGTCGCTGTTTCCCGACATTCTGTGGGCCAATCCTCACCGCGATGCGCCCAAGTTTTCGGAGGACGACGGGATCATCGTGCGCCGCAAAGGCAATCCAAAGGAAAGCACGGTTGAGGCGTGGGGGCTGGTTGACAGCACGCCGGTCAGCAAGCACTTCAAGCTGCTGGTCT